CTAATTCAGCTTGCGATTGCGCTTGTTGCGCTGCACCTACTTGACCTAGTGTAGATATATCTGCTCTTTGTAATTGTGGTACTTGACCTGCTAATCCAGATTGAAATTGTCCTAATCCTAATTGTTGTCCAGCTAATCCAGATTGCGCTTGCCCTAAACCAAATCTGTTTTGAATATCTTGTTGTCTAGCTTGTTGTGCTTGACCGAAACCTTGTTGTAATAATTGCGCTTGAAGTGCTGCTCTATCTCTTCCTGATTGAGATGCAAACTCTGCTCTTTGTACACCTTCACGTCCACCACCAAATGCTCCTGATGCAATTGCTTGATCAGCGATAGATTTTTCTTGTATAGCTTTTTGTCTATCAAACTCTGATAGAGTTGTATCAATTACTTGTGATTGATAAGGTGACATATACTGTTGCATTTGAGTTGAAGTTGGTGCTCCAGTTAAACCAGCGATACCACTTAATGTAGTTCCAACATCACCTACTGTTTGTCCAGCGGCTGTTGCTTGTTGTTGCGCTGCTTGTATAAATGGTTGAAAAGCTCCAACACCTGAACCTGCTAATGTTGCTGCTTGTTTTTGTAGTACGTCTTGCCCTGCAACTGTTGGTGCAAATTTAGAAGTATCAACAGGAATAGCCGTGGTCGCTGTTAATTGCTTCGCGTAATCTTTTCCAAGATCTTCTATAAACTGTGCGGGTAATGATCTAGTTTCTGTTATTGCCATTATACTTGAGCCTCCAAACTCTTCATCATCTTATACATCTTATCTGCGCCTTTATCAACACTTCCTCCACCTGCTGCTCTGACTGCATCTGCTGTCATTACAAATTCATTTTTAGATAGTCTAGCGGGTACATCATCTGCTTTTTCTTTGGCTCCTAATGGTACAAAACCACCACCTCTAAGGTCCATTTCATTACCTCCAAGGTTCATGATTCCTCCTTCAGCTTTACCTTCTCCAAATAATTCACCCATTAATCCCTCATATTCTGAATCAGACATTTCACCTGATTTTCTAAGTTGAGGTATTAATAATTTATAAAATTCTATTTTTCTATCTTCAGGCATTACTTCATCAATGTCATTCATCATTGCATCTAGCATAGCTCTTTCTTCAGATTCATCTGGCATCACTTCTACTTCTAATCTATCAACCATCATTTTTCTTCCACCCACTTCACCACCTTCTGCATATGCGCTTGTAAATTGTGCACCTGGTAAAAATCTAAACTCAGAATCATTTAATTTTGCACGTCTAACTATATCAGGAATATTCATTCCTTCACCTCTATCGATATCTGAAACATCTATTTCATCTTCATCTTGTTCTTGTGATGCTAATAAACCACCAAGACCTGACACTCCAGCAATACTTGCAAGTTTACCAAATTTTGTTAACCCACCTGTTCCAGAAACTAACTTTGCTTTATTAAGTAAACTACCTAAACCACTAAATTTTCCTTTTGCCATAAAAGGATTAAAACTACCTTTACCAAAAAAAGAACCTAAAGATCCTTTACCTAATATACCACCAAACTGTGTTCCTGGTATACCAAAACCAATTGCCCCTAATAATGCAGCTTTTCCAATAGGGCTTTTAACAACTTTCTTTACAGCCTTCCCTGCTTTTTTAATAAATTTTTTAATAAAATATGATTTAATTCCTGTTCCATTAACATCCTCACCTGCTCCACCTAATGATTTTAAAAGTGCAGCTTCTTCTGGATTAATATATGCTAAAGACTCTCCTGGAGGAGCCATTCTTTTAGCATCTTCTAGAGTAGTAATACCACCTTCATCGTAGAGTTGTCTATTCATATCTGATCTTGAAATTGCCATAATTTATCTATCTTATTTTGTTTCTCCAAAAATATCAAGGCTTGGCATAAGAACTTTTATATCTCTTCGAATGTCTGTCTCAGGTATACCCTTTGATTTCCATTCATTATCATCCTTATATTCCTCACCTGTTTTAAGGTTAGTTATTTTTTCTATTATTTTCTCTGGTTTTATGACGTTCATTTTCCTCCTATGTTCTGTCAAATTCTAGTATTGATACTGTGCCTTCAAATATGTCAGCTGTTGCTGCTTGTAATTGTAACTTGTCGCTTTCTTCTAATATAATTGTACCATCAGATATAGACTTAGAATTTCCTGAGTTTACAGTGTGTTCTGCAAATTGATAAGCTCTACCTGCAGACGTATCATATACATAAGCTTTAATCTCAACATTACCTGATCCAACATTAGCTGTATGAATGTTTTGAATGATTGCTCTAGACTCAGTTGGTACAGTGTAAATATCTGTAGCATTAGTTGTTGTTAAATCAAACTGTGCGTTTTTATATCTATTAGCCATTATGCTTCACTTCCACTGCTCATGAACCAAGTAAATCTTTGCGACTCATCTCTTAGCTCTTGTTGGAAAGTTGAGTTTAATTTTTCAATCAATCCATCTAAATCTCTAACTAAAGAATCAGCATCTTGTTGTCTGTATTCTTTACTGGGTCTAGTAAATACTACTGTTACTTTTGCCATTACAGACCGTAACCAAAACCTTGTCGTCCACCAGAGTCATAAGAATATCCACCAGTCGGTCCACCTGAATCCTTGGTCCCTGGTCCATCACCACCGCTTCCTGGTCTTCTACCTCTTCTCTGTGATTCAAGATTTGCTGCTGCTTTATCTCTTGCATCTTTTAAAGCTTTTGCTTCTCTATCTTTTAATGCTTGTAAATCTTTTAATCTTTGTTCAAGAACTTTTGATTTCTTTTTCCCTAAAGTTTTTTGTATGGTTGCCATTCTTTTATCAATAGCTCCACTTAATCCATAGTTAGTATCTGTTCCAAATAAACCACCTGATACAGTATTGTATTGATCCATTCCAGGTATTTGAGACATCAATCCTCTAGTTGAAGGATCAGAATAAAAATCATCTATGGTATTTTGTCTATAATCTCTTTCAGGCAACATTCCAAGTAATGCTCCAATTCCAGGTACACCTGTTATTAACGATGCTATTCCACCAATAGCTGATTTTCCTAAATCAAAACCTTTACTAATACCAGATCTTGCTTTATCAAAAATAGTATTTCCAGGATTACCTTTTTGCATTAAAGTATTATCTATAAAACCCGTTCTTGGGTTATTAAAAAATTGAGGATTTTGTATTCGACTCATTAAACTTGTGGGGGCATCTTTAAAATTAAATCCTGGTATTTCTTGATAATCTTCATTATCAATTACAAAATTATTAATTTGATTTTGATAACCAAATGGATCAGGATCTCCCTGAACTCCACCCATAATTTTATCTTGATATAAATCTGTTATTGCCATTATCGTCTTCCATCAGGTTGTGTGTCTAATCTAAAAGTACCTAGCTTCCAGCTCTGATTAGCCGCTGTATTAGCTACCTTTAAAGATATAGCTCGTGCTCTTGCACGAGTGTCTACCTTATCAGTAGATGAGGTAATTGTAAAGGGTCCAAGTGGTGAGCTTGCTTGAGAACTATTAGGATAATTTTTAAGCTGTAATGTTATTTGAGTATTGCCTGTTTGAGATAAAAAGTCAGGCACAAATCTTCTAATCTTCATAATGTATTCACCATCTCCTTGAAAGTCAGCAATACCTGTCATTTGACTACCAACGACTCTTTGAGTAATATCAAAGTCTCCTGATTCAATGTTAGAAGCAATTACATTTATACCACTTGCTAATGCTTCATCCGTTCCTTTTTCATGTTCAAAGTATATTGTACTACCTTCAGTATTACCAACAACATCAAACGATGCATCATCACCTGCAGTAAAACTAGTTGCATGTGGTAAACCAAACACAGCTGAATCTTGCCATGCGCCTCTTGCTAATGTTCCTGTTGTCCAAACAGGTCTATTAGGACGTGAGTCAAGATAATTATAAGTTACACATCTATTAATAACTGTTGAACTTTCTGTACAATAAAACCAAGTAATTTCACCAAACAAGTTGTTTAATCCAACATTTACTAATTGGTTAGCAGTTGTGTTTAAATCATCAAAAACAAAGTCTTCTACTAAACAAACCATAGTCTCTAAATTACCAGAGTATTTAAAGAAACCATTTTCTGACATCCAATATGCAGCACCATCAACTTCTAATGCAGCGTTCTGTCCAATTAAACCACAGTTAGTTCCTACTTGTTGAAAACCAAATGTAAATGGTTGACCAATAAATCTCATAGTAAATAAAGATGTATCAGTCCAAACATAGATTGCATCTCTACCTCTGACCGCACCTACAATTTTAGACCCATCAGCAAGTCTTTGTGTACCTGCTGTATTGACTGCTGTTGGTTGATAAGTATTAATATCTTCTTGATCCGAGAACCTTATAAACATTTCATCTTGTGTAGTTGGATCACCAATAGTTGTTTCTGTTCCAAAAAATACTAAGTGTCTATCAGGTGTTGATACTAACATATCACGTGATGCTGTTGGTGCACCTGTAATAATTGTTGCTCTATTGGTTACAGCGTTTGTTGCATTAGAGTCCCATTCAAATACTTGTGCATTATGGATTAATGCAATTACTTTATCTCCAAAATTGTCAATAGACCATAAACCTGGATCAACAACTAAGTCACCTGATGCTGCTTCACCCCAAGCAATGTAATCAGAACTATTTAGTATAGTTGCACCATTTGAATGTGTTGCAGCTGTTGTGTTTCTAACTCCTCTTGTAACACCAGTTAAAGTATTACTACTTATACCTGTGTATGAAATTTCTTCTGAACCTATTTGTATAAAATTTGTACCTGATGTTGGAAACAAAGATGCATCTGTTAATACAATAGTTGTAGTCACAGCATTGATACTACCATTTAAAGTTGTATTTGCTTCACCTGTTACAGTTCCACCCCAAGAAGCTAATCCCCAACCAAAACCAGGTAATTGTTCTGCGGGTCCTACTGGATAGTAATGTTGCATTCTAATACCACCTGATGTAGTTGCACCTGAACCTGTCTCTGCTGATGGCATTGTGATAGTTAAAGTTGTTCCTGTTGGAACAGATGTCACCATAAATTTTTTATCATCAAAGTCTGATGCTGAATAGTTTGAGTTTGTAATAGCTGTAAAATTATCTAAAAGTAAAATATCGTTGACTGCTATATTGTGGTCCGTGCTGAATGTTAAAGTAACCGTTGCTGAACCATTCGTTGTACTAAATGCATTAGATAATGTTGTAGTAGTTTTAATTGGATGAATGTCATAGAATACGCCACCTGTATAAGCGTATAAAATTCTGTTTGTGCCTATAATTGCAAACTTGTTACCAGATTTATTGACTAAATGATGTAAAGCTCTTGCAGCTCCTGTAAGTTTAGATTCTCCTAATTGTGACCAACCACCTATTTTTTCAGGTGTACCATATCTAAAACGTACATTGTCCCCATCAACCCATTGTCCTTCGGCTGTAGTTTCTGTAATCTGTTTGTTAAAACCTGGCTGAAAACCTATCTTTTGTAACATAATAAATCCCTGTATATCAAATTTATTACTTAATGGATATAGTAAAAAGTACGGAGAGTGGTGTGGTGGAACTCTCCGTACAAGCCTATTGTATAGACTATTTCTTAATTTTTGTCAACTTAACACCTTTGAACCAAGCAGGTGCACCTAGTAAAGGTCGTTTGTCTAAGTAGTTTTCTTTAGCTGTTTTAGAACTAGATTTATTATAATGTAAAAATACTTGTCCACAGTTCTTACCTTTAAATTCTTCTCTCCAATGCTCTAAATCACAACCAGAATAGATTAACATGTCTCCTGGTTCAAGACTCACTTTAACACCAGCTTGACCAGTTTTACCTGTTGGATCAAGATAAATGGGCCATGGGTCACCACCTAGATTTAATGTAGTAGATATCTCGCATGAGTATCTAT